TCGCGCAGGTATTCGGTGAGGCTTTCTTTTCGGTTCACGATAACCCGCTTGCGCTCCTGCAAGCGCTCGATTTCCGAATCCAGCCCTGCCAGATCAGCTTCGATATTGAGGGCTACCCGGCTGACCATCAGCGCCTTGTCGTTGAATTCGGCTTCGATGGCCTGCATGGTGTCGCGCACAGCAATGGCCAGATCCTCATCAGCGCCCTCTGATAAAGCTTCCAGGGCTTTGAACTGCTCGGTGATCTCGTAAAGCCTCATGCGGCCTCCTTCTTCTGCTCGAGCTGCGCTTGACGCTCGTCAAAGGCGCGGGCAAGCCGGGTCACGAACTTGTCTTCGTTGCGGCGGCTGGCACTACGCACGAATTTGGCATGCAGCGCTTTCAACTCATGCAGGGACACCGACGTTTCGAGCGCTTCAACAGAGGCTTTCAGCCAGTCCAGACGCTCTTCGCGCTGGCGTGCGGCCTCGGCTTCCTTGTTCTCTGCCTGATCCAGGGCGGCCTCTTCGTGGCGCTCGGCAACATAGTCGCGGTCGTCGTACAGCCCCAAGAAGATATCGGCGCTGAATCCCAGCATGGCCAAGGCCTTCTTGATCGCATCGGTCAGGGATTTCTTTGGCGCCTCGCTGTCTGTTGTCACGCCCCACTTGCTCTTGTACGTGAAGGGCGTGCAGCCGTACTGCTCGAATTCACCGCGCTTGTCGTCCTGCAGGAACCAGAGCTTGATCCGAACGGTGTGGCCGACTTCATGGCCAATGATCTCGCCTTTGTCGTTGCGGATATCGCCGCCCTGGTCGAACCGTTCCTCTGCAACCGTCCAGCCCCAGCCGATCCCGACCGGGCCAAACACCTCAGTGGCCCGCTTGATCATGTGCTGGCCGCTGATGCTTGTAATCTGCTGCCCGTTAACTTTTGCGGCCTTGGTGGCCTCTGGAGCGGTCTTATCTACCTGGCTCCATATGCTCATGTTGTTCATACCCTCTCTCCCACACGATACTTATCAATCATGTCCGCCCACGTAACCTCTATGCGGGCCCGATTCGCGTCGTCCGCTGTCTGCCAGAGCCTTGCCAAATCGCGGGCAAAGCGTCCGCCGTGGCGCAGCATCAATGTGATGGTCTGTTCCATATTCACCCCGTTATCACCCCTGCAATCGCAGAGGTCATGATGAGAAAAGAGAAGAAGCCTAGAGCGGCTAGGAAGTTGGCTGTGCGGTGCAGGATTAGTCTGAGCATGATTGTGTCTCCAGTGATAGCAGCCGCTCCCCAAGCTGGATGCGCGACGGTATTCGCTCTCGATCTATGCCGGTTAAGTCAGCAATTGCGGAGAGGGTCAGCCCTTCGGCGCGGAGTCGTGCGCATCGCTTGGCGACGGCATGAGAGCGCTTTGTGGATTTTTTGCCGCTCATGCTTCCTCCTTGGGTGGGGATGGGGCCGGCATCCAGTGGGTGGCTCCGTACCGCGGATCGTCGTGCGCAGGCCATGAGGTATGCCCGTCATGCTCAAGGAAGCTCGCGTCCTGCCAGGTTCCGGAATGGATCTCGTTGTACGCGCCTACATGGAATAGAACCTCTTGCCCGCGTGCTGGCAGCTTCTCGCCAACCAGCACCCACCGCTGCGCCTCTGAAAGCTCACGAATCCTGGCGATGAGAGCTAGGATCGTGGCGGGGCCAACTTGCACATGGCAGTAATGAGTGCGGCCCTTCTCTTCCAGCTCTGCCAGCAGGTCGTCGGTGATGGTCATTACGGGGGTGGTTGTCATGGCGTTTCCTTCAGCAATCGATCCAAACATGCGGCAATTACCCGATTACAGGTGTCGGTATCAAACATGCCGATATGGCAATCCTCCGAATCGATGCCCAGCTTGCGGGCCAGCCATTGATATGCGTGCTTGCGGCTCATGCCTTCTTCTCGCCAGAGCGGATCGAATGCCCGGTGCGCTGCGCTCTTCGCTTTGCGTAGAGATGCATCGGCCAGCCTGCCGAGTGGCGTGATAGTGCCGGGATGACAGCCCACAAACGCGCCGCAGGGCTCGCAGGAGTAGAACTGCTTGGCGTACAGATCCGGACGGTGCGGGTAGATAGCATCGCCGCCGACCAGGGCTGAGCGCTCGCCGCAGTATGGGCAGTCGGGGTTGATGTGGCTTTTCCGTGGACTCATCCCTTCCTCCCCAATACCCATCCAGACAGGGCAATGAATGCACCCAGCGGCCATGACACGATGCAGGCCAGGCCGGCGACGAATGCTGTTATGAGAATGTTCATGGCTGCTCTCCTTGCAAGGCGTGCTCAAGCGCGTCGATCACGGTGTAATCCAGGCGCTCATTGTTGGTGGCGAAGTCCACAACCTGTACGCCGTCTGCATCGCGCAGCTCGACCCAGCCAGCCCAGCGCTCAATGCAAAGCTGGATTGACCAGCCATCTGGTATCTCACCGCACGCACGCTCAATCGCCTCGTATAGCGGGACCCGACGATCTGCATCATTCTTCAGCGCATCCCGCTCAGCGAGAATCGCTTCGTAGTCAGCGCGCTTCATCCAGCGCCCGTGTTCAGATTCGTATGCGCGCGGTGATCCGAACTTGTCCACATCGAAGTTGTACCGCTTCACTTCCTTGCTCATGCCGCCACCCCCTGTAATTCCTGCCGTCTCTGCGCAATAGCTGCCTTGAACTTCACTGCGTAGTCGTCCATTTCGTCATGGCCTAGCACGCGCGACTCCTCGATTTCTTCCATGTCTTCCTTGATCCGCTGCTCGCGCAGTGCAAGGCGGCTCAAGTCGTCGGCTAGCGGTACGAGCTGCATGTGCACATTGAGCATTTGTACTGCCAACTCCCATGTAATCGCTTTCATGTCCAATGCCTCTCAGTAGCCAGCCGCATACAGCAGCGATTCGGTTTGATATTCACGCGCGGCCGCTGCGAAGCAGGCGCGGACCTCGTTGTCGATCTGGGCGTGGTCTCGCTCCATGATCCGGCCCATCTCGGCGCAGCTGTAATAGCCTCCATTGCCGTCCTGACGGACCATGCAGATATCCCAGTGGAAACCATCGTCTTCGTTCTCGTCGGCCTGCCAGTCGATGATCAGGCCGCTGTGTTCCAGTGTTCCGGTAAGCATGGGCAATCTCCTCAAAAAACGAATACAGGCGCCGCTTCGTCTCGCTTTCCACGCATCACCGCTGACCTTGGCTGTTGCCTGGGCTGTGACGGTGAGCGTGAAGGAGTAGGGCGTTCGGGCGTGATGGGTACGAGAACAACAGCCGCGAGCATGATCAGCAGGCCCGCGATGATTAGTGCCTTGATGGCGTCCATATCTCTTCCTTGAGTAAAAAAATCCCCGGCGAACCGGGGCAAAGGAGGTGGATGATGCTAGGGAAGCATCGGTAAGGGTGGTCAGCGCTAATCTCTGACTTGTGCTCATCTAGCCTGATGCTCGCTCACCCTTACCGATACGTCCTGGCGGAGATATCGGGCCGCTCTTTCACGGCAGTCACGGTCACGCTGAGCTACACACCTAAGCGGCTCCGGCAGACCCTCGCTCGTTGCTACCTGTCAGAGTTGAATAGAGCGCATGCATAAACCACGTAGGCGGCGTAAGCGATCGATCCGCTGATAATCACCACGTCCAGCCAGTGTTCGAAACGCTTGCCCCAGATAAGCTGCTCCACGGTCGCCTCAAGCATCTGTATGCCGAGCACGAACATGATTACGACGATTGTGGCGATGACCGGATTGCCCTGAGCTGCGCTAGCTACCGTCATTGCCGATTCATGGATCAAGTTCATTTCCCTCTCCCTGTTTAACTTCCCGATGCCGCCTCAGTGAAGCGGCATGAGGAAATCTGTATTGCTGCCGGTGTTATTCGCCACCTCCGGCCGGGCGAGTTGTTCGGAATTTCCTAACAACTGATCTCGTTGCACCGTCTGCCGAGTCGTCTCAAACCCTAATGGGTGGCCGGGTGCAATCTTGCAGCGTCTCCCGACGCTGGCCAGTTCCAGAGCTGGCATGGTTCAGTTTTTCCACTACTGAAATGGTTCGGGCGGTTTTACTCCGCATGTACCCGTTGCCGGGGAGCCCGAAGGGGAGGATCTCGAATTGTGTAAAGAGCGTCGGGTCTGGCCCTGTGCCGTGTTGCTTGGCATGGGTTTAATATAGGCATTCCTTTTTAACGTGTCAACAGGAACTCCTGTATTTTTTTATAGTCGCATATCGGGAGCCTATATTTCTTTATGAAATCCCGACGAACGGTAGAGAAAGCAGGAGTTATAGCGATGCCGAAGGTGTTCTTGCACTCAGAAGTGAAGGCGACGTGGGCCGGAGGGATGGTGGATCAGCAGCCCGATACGTCAAAGGACCTGGCCAGGGTAAGCGTCAGACTGCTTATAGAAGAGGTTGGCACGCAAGCAGCCAGGCGCTTCTTGCGGCGCGAGCTGGCACGCTACAAGCCTGATTACGAGGGAAACGGTAAGATCGAGCCGAAGGGCCCATTTAAATAATTCAAATCACGATGTCGGAAATGAGTGGGCGAGCGCGCTCGTTCGTGATTTTTCGTTGTAAAAAAACAAAACCCGGCATAAGCCGGGCCTGTTCAGTTCTGACACCATCTAGGATTGCGACTCCACTGATGGCGGCCATCTTGCGATGGACTTAAAAGCCCGATGCAAAAGCAGAGCGGGAGCAACGCAATATTAAGTCAGCTAATCGAAATTAGCAAATAGCTAAAGGAATCTCGCAGCCTCGGCAAATCCAAGGTAAGTAAGCATGCAGCGCTGGATTGACAGTAGATCATCTTCGCTAACGTATTGATTTATGTATTGCCTTGAACCATCAACAGCTCTATACCACGGCAGATTTAGCCGAGCGAAACTGACGGTATAAATCATGTCGCATTTCACCCAAACGTTCGGCTCCGGATAAGGCTGCGGCAAGGGAGGGTTAATTCCAAGCTGGAAGTGATGCGCTAATTCGGGCACTGGCGCTGTCGCACTACATGGAATCACGGTGCACAGTCCAGTGCTTCGCCTGGACCGTGGCGACACCACGATAGATGGGCGTCTTTTGACCATCTCCGGGGCTTTCAAGCCATCAAAATCACATATTACAATAAGCCCTTGGGATGGGTTGAACGGAAGGGTCATCAGGTTCCTTTGCGGCAGAATAATTGATCAATTCATCGTCGAGTAGATCTGAACGATCCAATCACGACGCCACAAATGTGCGTCTCGCGGTCTAGGACTATCATTGGGTATTGCGGATTTATCGGCTGCAGGTAGGTCTTTCCCGCATCCTCAACCAGCAGTTTAAATGTAGCCTCGTTGCTATCCGGAAGCTTCGCTATCACCGCGTCACCGCTCTTGTAGGCCACATCAGGGTCAACATAGACAATGGTTCCGTGGGGGTAACTCTCTTTACCAGGGTAAGGGCTCGTCATCGAGTCACCTTCTACGCGTAACGCAAAGCCACGCGGTCCAATATTTTCAGGGCAGGGCATCCAAACCTCGGCATCGCCAGCAGCAAACAGGTCTACAGCCTCGCACCATGAACCGGCCGCCACCCAGCTTACTAGGGGAACGGTCGTGATTTCATAGGCGGATATCACCGACGCTTCTTGAACGCGGAGGCTCTGTAGGGCTATAGGTCCGTTATCGGGCGCTGCCCCCCTTTCTTGAGACGATGAATCCCGCTGCTTAGGTAGCATTTCGCCACTGCCCGTTTCCAGCCACAACGGGTCTACGCCGCATGCATGCGCGATGCTGGCAGTAAAAGAGCTGCTGCCTGATTTGCCGGTTTCGAGCTCGGAGACCGTAGCCTGCTTGATCCCAACGCGTTCTGCCAGCTCTCCCTGAGTGAGGCCGGCGTACTTTCTGGCTGCTTTAACACGATGCTTGAAGTCCATGAGCGGATTATCAAAGGTTTGCCTATATCCTTGCAAACATGCATTCCTATGTTCTACTATACAGGCATTCCTATTTGAGGTATTGACATGAACATCTTCGAGCGACTGGTTAAGCACTTCGAGGGCCAAGATCTCACCGCCGAGGCGCTCGGGGTCAAGCAAGGCACCGTGTCCGGATGGGTCAGGGGTAAGCATGGGATGTCCCCCGTCACCGCCCTGACTGCCGAACAAGTCACTGGCGGGGCATTCCTTGCCGTAGAGCTGTGCCCAGCCCTGAAGCGCGTCAAAGCCGCCGCTTGAATCCTTTTTCATATTCCTTTCACCACACAAGGGCATAAAGCCATGCACTGGAACCCAGCCAACAAGCGAACCGAAGTCGTCAAGGTCCGTGTTACCGAGAACTTCCGTGAGGAGCTTCGTCACGAAGCCACGTCACGCGGACTACAGGAAGCCACCTTGGCGTATCACCTGGTCATCTGGGCCGTCGAGCACGGCGGACTTGAAGAGCTGGATATTAAGTTTACGCGCAAGCATAACGCGGCCTAAAGGGCCTAGTGAGGGGCGATTTGCACAGCATCCGGTTTGATCGACTGCCAATACACACCCAACAAAAGATCGATCAACGCGCCCGTGAGGAAGGGATCAGCAGGGAAGACGCCATCAGCCGGTTCGTCAACCGCGCATTAGGCGAGAACGGAATCAAGCGAGTAATGCAGGAGCTGGACAAGGATTTGGACAAGGTGCCGAGGCTGACGTTAGTCACGGACCGCAAAAAGGTTTCAGAAGGGGCCGCGTAGAGGGCCTTTTTATGGACCACTACCGAATTGCAGGCAAAGAAAAGCCGGGGCGCAATCCCGGCTTCGTTCACAACAACTTGAGGCAAAGATTATATGAATCACGTCATCCAAGCAAGTAATGCAGTGACGATGAGCAGTCGGGAGATTGCCGAGCTGACCGGGAAGGCGCACAAGAACGTGCTCGCAGATATTCGTAGCATGCTAGCGGAGCTTGAAATTGACTGGGCTGGATTTTCAGCCCAGTACACAGACCCTACTGGTCGCGCCTTGCCGTGCTTCAACCTTGATCGCGACATGACGGACACCTTGCTCACTGGCTACAGCGCCAAGATGCGCCTTGCCGTCATCCGCCGCTGGAAAGAGCTTGAGTCACGCCAGGCTGTCACGCTGCCTGATTTCACCAATCCAGCCATTGCGGCTCGGGCATGGGCGGATCAAGTAGAGGCCGCACAGGCTGCGAACATACAGCTAGCTCTGGCTGCACCGAAAGCGGCATTCGTTGACCAGTACGTTGAGGCTGCTGGCTCCATGAGCTTCCGTCAGGTAGCCAAGCTGCTAAGAGCCAACGAAAGGCAGCTACGCCAGCTCCTGCTGGACAATCACATCATGTACTACCTGGGCGGCGTACTTACGCCATATCAGCCCCACATCGACGCAGGCCGCTTTGAAGTCAAAACCGGCACCTGCGAACACAACAGCCATGCATTCAGCCAGTCCCGGTTCACCGCCAAGGGTGTTCAGTGGATCGCCGGGCAGTGGATGCAATTCTCAATGAAGGGGGCAGCGTGATGGCTGGCTCGAGGATGGAGGGCAATGACCACATGGAACGAGCCAGGCATTGCGCCGACCGGGTAGGTGCGCAGCGCAGCGATAGCCTGAGAAAGCGCATGATCAATCTGTGCCTGAGTTATCTGCGCAAGGCTGTCAACCGGGGGCGTGTATGAGCACTGTCATTATGTCCAAGTGCTGGCCGATAGGCGGCATGACTCCGAGCCAGAAAGCCGTTCTGATCAGCCTGTCAGATAACGCCAATGATGATGGCGTATGCTGGCCTTCCATAAGCACTATTGCCAAGCGAACCTGCCTGACAGAGCGGGGCGTTCAGCTGGCTATCAAGTGGCTGGTTCAGTCGAAGATTCTATCCAAGGCAGAGCGTTATGGTCGGTCCACCGTATTCACCATAACCCCTGAACTGTATTCACCCCGAACTGTATTCACCCCCGAACTCAGTTCACCCCCACCCCCGAACTCAGTTCACCCTACCCCCGAACTGAGTTCACCCAGAACTGTAATTGAACCTTCAATTGAACCGTCAGATATGTCACCGCCTGCTGCGGCGACCCCTGATCGAGCCCATAAAGCCGACCCCGTGCCCTACGAGCGGATCCGAGAACTGTACAACAAGATTCTTGGAACAAAGCTTTCTCGGTGCATGGGGCTCGACGCCAAGCGCCGCAAGCACATCAAGGCTTGTTACAACCTGGTGATCGATGGCTGCTGCCCAGCGCAAGACCAAGGGCTGGAATTCTGGGAAGGCCTGTTCAACGACGTTCTTGACTGCCCGTTCCTGCTCGGCGTGAACGACAAGGGATGGCGTGCCGATTTCGAGTTTCTGACCACCGCGACCAAGGTTCAGAGGTTCTTCGAGGGCAAATACGATGCTCGCTAACCGCCCCCTTACCGCCGTCGAAGCCGAGCATGGTGTTATCGGCGGGCTGATGATCGAACCCGAGCGCTCCGAAATCATCGGCTCGTTTCTGGATGCCGCGCACTTCTCGGACCAGGACTGCCGCGCCCTGTACCAGCTATCGCTGATGGCGTGCTCGAAAGATCAGAAGCCTGACGCGATCACTCTTGACGAGCTGTGTCCCTTCCTGCCGAGCGGCGCGCCGACCATGCAAGCCGCTGGACGCATCCAGGTAGCCGTCACCAGCGCGGCCAATACCGAGGTCTACGCCCGCATCATCGTTGAGCGCTACAAAGCTCGCCAGATGCTGGAAGTGGCCCAGAAGATTCAGGATATGGCCAACAGCCGGGGCAGGATTGCCGACCAGATCGCTATGGCGCAGTCACTGGTCATGGACCTGGAAAGCGAAGACGAAACGCCGGACGTTGTGACGATGAAAGAGGCGCTGGGCACCGTCTACGACGAGATGGAGCTACGCCGCAGCGGCGCTGTGGAAATGGGTCACAAGTTCGGCTTGAAAGACCTGGACGATATCGTCAAGGGCCTGCGCCCCGGCAACCTGGCCATCATCGCGGGTCGCCCCGGCACCGGTAAAACGGTCCTGGGCATGAATCTGGCGGAAAACGTCGCCGTGCGCAACGGCGGCTCATCGCTGATTTTCTCGCTGGAAATGAGCAAGGCGGAGCTGGCCAAGCGCACGCTGGCGTCCGTATCAGGCGTTAGCCAGGGCATGATCGAGAGCGGCAAGGCGATTGATAGCGATATCACCGTAACGCCTATCGTGGCTGCGTTCGGCAAGCTGTGTGAGGCTGATATCCGCATCTGCGATAAGGGCGCGCTGACGTTTGCCCGCATCGCGGCGATTGCCCGCCTGCAACACCGCGCCAAGCCGTTGAGCCTGATCGTGATTGATTACATCGGCCTGATTACCACGGACGCCAATAGCCGCATCCAGAACCGCAACCAGGAGCTTGGCGCGATCAGTCGTGGCATGAAGGCGCTGGCTAAGGAGCTGGGTATCCCCGTTGTGGCACTGGCTCAGCTTAACCGCGGCATCGAGTCCCGGTCTGATGTGAAACCCCGCATGAGCGATCTGCGGGACTCTGGCGAGATTGAGCAGGACGCGGACGTAATCATCATGGCGCACCGCGACCAAGACCCGCAGCGCGGCGAGCAGGGCATCACTGATATCGATGTCGTGAAATGCCGCCACGCCAAGCCTGATTTTACCGTTCTGCAATTTCAAGGCGATCTGGCCCGGTTCGTTTCGGTGGCTGACGCGGCCCGGTATTCAGTGCAAGAGGCGATGGATAACCAGCCGGTGCGCAAGTCGGCCCGCAGCATGCTCAAGGAGGTGAAATGAACCCAATCCCCATAGAGCGCCGCCTCCAGCTGGACCAGCGCGCCGCGATCCAGACCAAGCTTGATGCTGGCTTCCAGATCGAATCACGCCACCCAATGATCATGGTCAAGGGCGTACAGCGTATCCGCTATGACGGGAAGTATTTTAAGGATGGGCGGGTATGAACGACTACGATGACAAGGACGCCGGGCCGGCCATCTTCGGCTGGATTATCGGAATGGTGTGCTTTGAAGCGGCGATGGCCTGGCTGGCTTGGGGGGTGTGGGGATGAGCGATTTCATTATGCGCACCGAAACCGACCGTCTGCGCTTCATGGCGCACATCCAGGGTATAGATCTGAGCAAGCCAAAGAAGGCTGCTATCACCGACGAGGACCGTACCGCGGAACAGAACGCCGCCCTTCACGCGAAGCTTTCCGACATATCCCGGCAGGTTGAGCACGCCGGCAAGAAGTGGAACGTGCTGATCTGGAAGCGCCTGTGCACGGCGGCATGGCTTCGGGAAATAGGCGAGAACGCCACGATGATTCCCGCGCTCGATGGCAATGGATTTGACGTTATTTACGAGAAGACATCCAAGCTTGGCGTGAAGAAATGCGCCTCGTTGATCGAGTGGATCAATGCATTCGGCGCCGAGCATAACGTCCGCTGGACGCAAAAGGATCAATGGGGAGGGAGGTATTGATGAGCCTATTTATCACGCACCAGCAGCAACCAACGGCGGACACCTGCACCTGCACATCAATCGCAATGATTTGCGGAATGCCAGCAGGGGAGGTAATTCGGCGATTCCATGACGACTATCTCGCCCGCATGTTTGGGTTCGGCAGCATTTTAGATGATCTATGCATACCCTACAGAGCCTATCAGTCCGACGAAGATCATGTGATTGATGAGCCGGGCGCCTACCTGCTTACCGTGCCGTCTTTAAATATCCCCGGTTTTCTGCATCACCTGGTTGTTGAAATGGACGAAGACGACGAATGGGTTGTTCTGGATCCAGTAATGGGTCGCGAAGGGAAGCGGTACTACAAGGCCAGCCCGCCTAGATCGGAATCTGAGCTAATGCTAGCCGGTTACCAGATTGATGCGTTTATCGATATCGAGTACCTGCGCAACGCTTACGGATACCGCTACCAAGCGGACGAGGATGCAGCATGAAGCAAACCAAGCTCACCAAGGCCGCTCGAGGCCGGGATTGCCAAGTCAGGCTTCCAGGCATATGCAACGGCAACTCTGAAACCGTCGTACTGGCTCACTACCGCCTTTCCGGTACCTGCGGCACAAGCATGAAGCCGAATGATCTGCAGGGCGCCTGGGCCTGCTCATCCTGTCACGACGAAATAGATCGGCGTACTCGCACCATGGATCACGAAACAGCGCGCCTGTATCACTTGGAAGGGATGGTTCGGACGCTCGACACATTGACAAGGGAAGGGGTGATTAAGGCATGAGCGCACTAAAAATCCAGATAGGCGGCAACCACTACAAGGAATGCGCGATCCAGCCGGCCGAGTACATCGAGGCCAATCGTATGCAGTTCCTCGAAGGTTGCATTGTGAAGCGCGTGACCCGGCACGACAAGCCGACAGGCAAGGGCAGGCAGGACATCGAGAAGGCCATTCATGAGCTGGAATTGCTGCTGGAATTTCGCTATCCGGTGGATGCTGCCATGGAGCCCCTGACCCTGGCCGAGCGCGAACAGTTCTTTCGAGGTGACGCATGAAGCTCTCACGCATAGACATTATTGGGCTGAACGGCAATGACGGGGAGCACTACGACCGACTGGACGGCGAGCGCTGGCTGGAAACGGGATCACCCTTCGAGCTGACAGCGCATGAGAAGGCCCGCATCGCATTCAATGAATCAGCAGATTTCGAACCGGTGGCAGAATGAAATGGGAGCGCAAGAGCAAATACCATCACGTCAGCGGCCCGTACTGCATCAACTCCGCTCGGACCGGCAAATCAATCATGTACAGCGGTTATCACGTTAACGAGCTGCTGGGCTCTGATAGTGACCCGGAAGTGGTGCGAAAGCTGTGTGATGCGCATAGGGGGAGGGTGAAGGGATGAATAGGTCAGTACAGGCGCTAGGCCGGCTCAAGGTCGGACAGATGAACAAAACGGAGGCGGCATATCAGCAGCATCTGGAGCTGAGAAAGCACGCAGGGGAAATCGTCTGGTATCGGTTCGAGGGTATCAAGCTGCGGCTGGCTGACAAGACTTTCTACACGCCTGACTTTGCCGTGATGCTGACAGATGGCGCCATGGAGCTACATGAAGTGAAGGGCTACTGGCTGGACGATGCGCGAGCCAAGACAAAGATCGCCGCCGAGCAGTACCCGTTTCGAATTATCGCCGTGACTGCCAAGAGTAAGAAGGCAGGCGGCGGATGGGCGATAGAAGAGTTTTGATAGCCCAATTCGGGCGCCCTGGGGAGGGATTGCGGCATGAAACTCATAAGTGCAAGACAGGCATGGCACGACGCTACTTTCGCCGCTTCGCGTGGAGGGCTCTCAGGGCTTGCTGAGCGGCAGATCTTAGGCGTAGTCGTGCAGACTACCGATAAAGGCATAACGGCTGATCATGCAGAGCATGCAGCGCTTGCCGGATGGATACAGTCAGCCATTGCCAAGCTGCACCCGCAAATACGGGTATTCGGTGAGTTCATGTACTCAGCCTTGCGTGATGAGGCAATTCAGGAAGCGGCGGAGGAGGTTGTATTCGCTGCTGTCACGTCGAAGTCCAAGCGCATGACCGAGGCCAAGCGCGAAAAAGCTGAATATGTCGTCAAGGGCGTAATGCTGCGGTATCGATACATGCACCAGGGCGGACAGTCAGCTAATGCCGATCCGCTGAGCAGCCCTGAAGCTTTCCGGGCCTGGCTGTTCGATCAATACGGCGTAAGGCTGGAGTCTTGCGCCTGGGCGAGAGAGTGGGAGCCGTATATCACGCTGTGTTTTGAGTGTTGCGAAGATCTGGACAAGATGGCGTTGAGCCCGATTGCAGCAATGATCTACCAGATGAAAGAGGTTGCTTGACTCCTGCACGGCTGGCGAGTAAAGTTTCCCATATCTGGTAGTTTGCCTTCGGCAATTTACCCCGACAGCCTGCTTTCGAGCGGGCTTTTTTATGCCCGAGGAAAGCCATGCTGCTTCGATACAGAATCAAGCGCTGGTATCGCTGGGCTAAGGCCCGAGGCATTCCGCTGACTCGAATCCTGATTCATCCGCGTGATGCTTGGCAGGCTCCAGCCCGATACAAGGGATTGCCTGTCGAAGTGATGGGCGCAAGACAGATTCCCCAGTAACAACCTTAGCCGCCTAGTGCGGCCTTTTTATTCCCGACTTTCCAGCCGCCCACCACGCCTTCGTTTCCAGACAGGCTGTGATAGTGCGCGTGGCTGGGATTTATTCAACTGCCCCTGCGGTAATGACGGACCTATGAAGATGCCAGACAGACCAGACACATGGACCGCCTTGCTGGCGTGGCTAAGCGTCATCGCGCCCCAGCTATACGCATTCGCCCTGTCTGTGACTATCGCAGTCATCAGGGTTATCTACGGGGGCGGCAATCGTCGGCAGATGATCATGGAAGGTGCGCTATGCGGCCTTGCCACCCTGACGCTGATACCACTGCTTGAATGGGCTGGCCTGCCTCAGAGCATGGCAACGTTCATTGGCGGTGCAACGGGATTCCTGGGCACCGAGAAGCTGCGTGAACTCGCCGTAAGGTGGGGAGAGCGCAAGGCGGGCATATGAAGCGCATCAAGTACATCAAGCTACGCATCAAGTGCGCACTACTGACCGCATCCATCGTGTGCCAGATCGCTGCTATATGGGCGGCTGATGTGTGGCGCAGCAGGAAAACACCTAGAGGGTAATCACAATGAGCCTGACGCCGAAAAGGGAGGCTTTCGCGCAAGCCGTGGCGTCGGGCATGTCACAGGCTGACGCGTACCGGTCCGCATTCGAGTCCGGGAAGATGAAGCCGGAGACCATACAGTCCGCGGCGTCTCGCCTGATGGCTGACTACAAGGTTAGTGCAAGGGTCGAAGAGATCCGAAAGCCTGCCGTTGAGAAGGCC